AGCCATTTTGCGCAATTCTGCGACTTTAAGCGTATTTAAGTTCATAAATCAATAATTAATATTGCTGCTTAAGATGAAATAGCATGTTCTAAGATTAGAATCCAATCTTCATTCAAAATCTTAGCTACAAATTCTGCTTTCCAACCAGATGTTTGTCTTTGATTCAAAGGATCAGCAGATCCAGCAGAGCCTAAAGGTTTAACAATATTCTTCATTGCAGCTCCTGAAATTCTACTAATACCATAAGCATCAGCACCAAAAATCATGGTCTTATAAACATCAATAGAACCAGCACCAGCATCTTCTTCGATAGAAGCATTAGTTGTTTCAATAAATCTGACTTGACCTAAAGTTCCAACTTCTCCTTCCATAGCTACTTTTTGACCATATTCATGGACTGGAATCCAGCCTGAAACATGTTCTAAATCATAAGTAGTATAAGAATGACAGATACCAATATAACAGGCAGGAATAGGACTAGTGTTGAAACCAGTACTTGCACTTACCATAGAAGTAATTTTTCTTGCCTTGTTATATTTTAAGGTTCTTACTGCTTGATCAACTTCAGTCTTAGTTATTAACATAGCAGCGGTAATACTGGCTGTTGCTCCTGCGTCTGATGCATACTGAATAGTTGTTCCAGCTACCATAACATTACGACATAACTGATCTAAAGTATCTCCAGCTTGTAAACCTAGTAATTCAGCAGTTTCTGTTAATACTGGATCTAAAGTTGTTAAGACTAAAATATCAGATAATGTAACATAATCACCGTATTGAAGAACGGTTGCTGTTATATCAGTGATAGCTAAGCTGCTTCCAGTAGGAGTAGTTCCTTCTGTTAAAGCGTCTGTAGCAGCGGTTAATAAAGTGTACTTTCTAAATTTGATTACATTTGTGTTGTTACGAGGTATATCTCTAACCTGAGCCCATTTGGTATGTAATAACAAAGGGATGGCTTTGCGTAATAATCTTTTATCATAAAAGTTATTTACGACATGAGTTACTTCGCCTGTAGTTGTAGTTGCCATACAAAATTAAGTTAATGAATTAAAATGCTTGACCTGTTTTGACTTTATGAGCTAACTCATCTTGCTGTTCAAGAGTCATATTGTCTATATCAGGAAGATTACCTTCTGTAATTTTTGTTGGTCTTTTACTATGACCACCTGAAATATCCTTTTTTGCTTCTTTATCAGCTTCAGACCTTTTAGCTCCTATTTCACTTGCTTTAGCGGCCAAGCCTAAAACAATGAATCTTACTGGAACGCGAGGATATGCGTCCATATATCTCTCTACCTTCTTAGCAAAGTTACTATCATTCTTGATATTAAATTCACTAAAAGTCTTTTCCTTCTCTAATGCATTTTCTTTATCTACCATAGTTTTCACTAGAGGTTGCTGTGCTTTTTCTACTTCTTCTTGAATAATGCTACGAGTTTTAGGAATGTCATCTTCAAAGTCTTCTTCAATTTCCTCTTCTTTCTCAGATTCTAGTTTCTTTATCTTCTTCTCTTTGCGTTCAAGAATGTAGTCTTTGGCACTTTTACGAACAAGAGGTTCATCAGGAAGTTCATCCTCTTCTTCCTTTTTTTCTTCTCCTTCTTCCTCTTCTTCTTTCTCCTCCTCTTTAACTTCTTCTTCAGCTGGTTTAGCTGGTTCGATAAAAGGTTTTGGTTGACCTTCTTCATCTAAGAGCATTTCTCCTGGATGAGCTGGATCTTCTTGAAACTTTTTATCTTCTAACTCGATAAAAGTATCGGATTGTTCTGCCATGTTTGTTCTTTACTCACGACCATATATGTATGGCGATACATTCGTCGTGGAAATCTCAGCAGGGACTATTCTGCTGGCTTATAATATAGAATTATAATTAATCAAAAGGATCTAATTTTTTCTTCATTCCTTCTATAGTAGGTACTTCTTGATAAGAAAGTATTAGTAAATCAGGTAGCTTTAGCAATCTCTTTCTATCTTGTAATCTATCTTGTAATCTGTTTACTTCATTTAGATCAACCAGATCACCTTCATTGCCTGACAATCTACTTTGAAGATCTAATATGTTTTCATTTAATATATTCTCTATCTCTTTCCATCCTAAAGAAACCTTTAAAGTTTCTAAAGCAGAGACTGGATCATATTTAGCTTCATTTTTTATTGCCATCTTCTATTTGATTAGGTTGATTAGGTTGTGGTTGATTAGACTGCTCTGGTTTAGCTGTTTGTCCTTCTTCTGCTGATTGAACTTGTTGGAATTGAGTTTGTTGCTCGGGAGCTCCAATCATAGGATTCATTTTCTTAGCCATCATCATTAACTTATGAGCTTCTATATGAGCTAGCTTAGCTTTAGTATCAGAAGCTTTATTGTGAATGCCTAGATGAATTAGATCATCATCAGCAAAGTTAATCTTTGGTAATTTATTATTATCTATCTTTTTATTCTCATCTTCAGATATCATTTCATCTATTGTTGGAGGTATTAGAAAGTCTAGCATCATTTTACTCTCTCCTATTAAGCTTCCTAATTGCCTAAAACCAAATCTTCTATTGACTGTTGGATCTTGTACAATGAATTGGAAGTAAGGAAAGAAGTCATTGAATTTCTTTCTTTTAGTAGCTTCTGCTATATATGTGCTTTCAATATAAACATCTGGATCTATTTTAGTTATTAGATTATCTCTTGTTAATGTTCTAAAGATTGGAGCTAATGGTCCTTCTAATCTTAATACCTTCTCATCAATCTCATTTTTGAAATATGTTTTATAAGCCCAATACCATCGTCTAGCAAAGATTTCTTCTGACCAACCAAATACTCTAGCAGATAATGAATGTCTAGCATCAGATCCAGCAGCTACTAATTCAGTTTCTCCTAATGTTCTTTCTTTGCCTGGTTGAACTCCTTGACTTACTTCAGGCGCAGCTACACTCTTTTGAGCAGCTACATCTAATATATTAAGTATTAAATTTACTTGACTATGGAATGTTGACTTCTGTTTTGGAACAATTGCATTGGCAGGATCTCCATCAACAGCTACATACTTGCGTTGAGCTACATCAAGATCGTTTACATTCTTAATCTTGCTCTTGTTATAAAAATATCCAGAATATAAATCTTCTATAGCAGATTCCATTCCTAAGTTAATCATTACTGATCTAGCTCTTTGCTTATCTTCTATTAAGTCAGGAATACTTACTCCATCAAAGTCATGAGCAATAGGAAATATACTACGCTCTATAATAGGCCAATCTTCTTGATCTTTGAGTAGTTTATAACGAACAATCAATTTCTTATCATTAGCTAATGTAACAATATATTTCTTACCTTGAATAACTGTGTACCATTCTAGTAATTGATATTCATAATTCTCTGTTAGAGCTTCTTCTAATTTAGAAGTATTTAAGTTTTGTGCTTCGTCTCTTGCTTCTTTAGCTTTATCTTTAGTAGATTGAATGTCTTTCTCTCCTTTCTCTAATAAGCTTAGATTGAAATAAGAGTCACTATCTTCCATTTCATATTTAGTTAAACCTATTGGCCTACCAAAAAAGCGAGCAGAGTTACGATGCATCTGGTCGCCATTAATCGATTGTGCTCTAGGGTCTCTTAAAAAAGTCATTGGATCTAATAGCTCAGCTATTGGACACATTCTCTTTCTATCAAATTCATTTAATTTAACATATCCTTTTCCGAAGAAACAAGCGTCCCAATCCCAATAATAATTTAATTCTGATCTCTTCATTAAAGTATGATCGTATTTATAGATAGCAGTTAGATTCTCAGCTGTTTCATTATCTCCTTCTTCTCTACCTTTCCAAGTTCCATTTAGCTTATCTTTATATAAAGCAGCTAATACAGTATTAAAAACAGTAAAAAGCAAAGGATCGCCCACTTTGCTTTGGTCTCTTTTTTGGTTATTATATAATTTTAGTCTTTTTAAAGCTTGAGTTTTCTTAGCATCAGTTATTTTGAACGCTAAGTTATTCTCTGCAACGATTTGTTTTATTACTTTCTTTTGCTCTTCGTCGTTGATTGGAGCTTCGTCTTTCACATCTTCATTTACTGTCGCATCTTCATAACCTTCTGATAGGTTACGATTTGCCATAGATATCTAGTTATTTAAAAAGCTTTTTCGTATTTCTTTTTCTTTTTTAATTCTTTTAATACTTTGGTAGCAGCTGTAAGCAACACTCTTACAATAGCATTTAGTTCATCTTCATTGAACTTTAATACGAACCGTGGCTTTACTTTCATATAGTGTTGATATATCTTTCCTCTATAGATTAATATGTATTCAAATAGATTGCCTATTCTTCTAATATAAACCATATTGCCTTCTATCTTTTTAATCTTTAATACTTGTATTATCATAAAGAATACATTATGAAGTATGTTATAACTATTCCTATTCCTAATCCTATTAAAAATTCCATATATTTTTATTAATCAAATGGATCTAATCTTTTAGCTGGTGACTCGCTAGCTCTTATCGTTCTAATCGGATCTGGAGGAAACCAGGAAGCTTCTTGTACTAGCATTCTGCCTAAGTTCTCCATCATGTGATCATCTTTATCCATTGGCTTCTCCATAGGATCTTTTCTTTCAGCTGCTCTACCTCTCCAATCATCCCATTGATAATGTTCAAATTCCCATATAGTTCTAGCACATGTATCAAATATGTATAACTCCGGAGGATATAGCAGTTGTTCACCTTTCTGATCAAAACTTAATGCATCTCCTATTCTTCTGTTAGCTCTAGTTCTATCTTTAGTTGCTTTCTGATATCTTAAGCCTAGTTGATCTAATTGAGCTGCTAATGTATTCTTAGCAGAGTTAGTTGCATGCTTGTCTTCAACAAATGCTGCAGGATCTGCTATTCTAAGTTCTATTCTATAATCTGTTTCTTTGCTTTTTATCTTCTCTACTAGCTCAGCAGTTTTATAGCTACCGTATAATTCGTTTATAATAAACTTAGTTCCATTCTTATCTATTGCCATCCATTGAACAGCATCAGGGTTGCGAGGATGAGGATCTAATGCGTTTATAACTACGAAGTCCCTAGAATTTATCTTGAAAGGTTTAATGACATGAATCTTTGGAGTGAATTGTTTAAATATTAACCCTATTAAATGTTGAAACTTACCATAGATACGAGCTTGCTTATCTTCATCGTCATACTCGTTTATCATTCGTTGAATGTCTTTATGTTCTAAAATACCTCTTACACCGTGTTCTATACAGTTGTCTGCTACTCCAGCGAATATTACTCCTATTTGTCTTTCTGAATTAATTTCTATTTCGTTTGACATAAGTATATTTTTTATAATGACATTCTTTACAAAGTGTTAATCCATTTTAAATTCTTTATTTATTCTATTTGACGCAATGACTAAATTATCATACATCCAAGCTGAGCCAGTTAAAGGTGTTGCTCCAATAAATATGATTCCTCCTCTTCTCATTCTTGCTACAGTAGCTTTAAAGATTGCTAATGGAGGTGGCTCATCAAAGTAGCACCATCCTAATGTAGCTGATTCAAATTCTGTTAAAGATTGATCATATGTCATTAATTCAAATACATGTCCTGTGTCTGTTTGCCAGAAGTAAGAATAATTCTTACCTTTCTTGTTAGTTTTATATCTTCCTTTAGGAAACCATTTCTTAAGTTCAGGTTCTATTGTTTCTTTAACTGTAGTAGGATCACTTACAATTCTTCCTCTCTTTGGATATGGCCAGTTGTTATAAAGAGGGAGATCGATAGCTTTGCGTATTCCTTCTTGATGAACTTCTCCTCTATTGAACTCCCATTTAAATCCTTCATTACCAAACCATTTGTTTCCTGATTGGCCCCATAGTATATGAGCTAATATGTTAGCGCCTAGACAAGTTTTGCCTACGCCATTGGCCGCTGAAAATAAGCTAATGAATGTTTTATCTTCTCCAACCATTTCAAGAAACTTCTGACACTTTTCATTAGGAGTATAGATAGAAGTAGGATTATTCTTTCTTCTTTGGTAAAGAGCTTGTTGAAGTTCCTCCTTGCTCGCGTCTTTTAAGTTCTTGATTAATTTCTTCATCTGAATGATCTTTAAATTTATCAAAGTTTATATCATGTTTCTCTGGAGCATACTTGCCAGTTAATTTATAGCCCATATCAAGAGCTGACTTTAATGCTATATTATCTTTAGCCCAGAACCATACATGCTTAATCTCATTTATCTTTTGTATCTTCTTGGCTACGCAATTAACTCCTGCTAATAAACTCTTAATATCTTTTTCTAAAGTCTTTCCGGGAAATACCATATGTTCTAATCTTGTGGCATTCAATAATTCTTTATGTTTCTTTACGAGCTCATCATCTGGTAAATATTTAGCCATCAATTCTTTCCAGCCTTTACTATCAGTTAAGTTAGAAGGATTCTTAGCTGTCTCTTTAGAATACTTAGCTTGCCTCATAGATTTACTTACATTTCCATGATTTTCAATGACTTTTTTAAATGCTTCTTTTTGTCTTATTGTTGCCATATTTAGTTATTAGATATTTAAACAAATAATTAAACAAAATAATAAATATGAAACAGAAATGCTTATTATTATCATTGCAGCTATTCCTTCTTCTAATCCCCATTCTTTATGAGACATTTTTAAACTATTAAATATATCTTTTATCATCTTTATCATATTTAGTTCTAGGTGAATTGATAAATGAACTTATATAAAGATCATCTAGTATCTTCTCTCTATATATATCTAAGCGTTCTGTTGCGACTTCAAGTTTAGATAATCTTAATATTCTTAATAATTCTTTTATCATATATATTATTTGAAAAAATTATAACAAAGTAAAATTAAATTTATTATTACTAGACTAATAAGAATAATAGATATTGTTGTTGTATAGTTTGTTAACTTTCTATTTAATTCTAATGCTTCTTTATATTCTTTTTCTTCTTTTGTCATATTTCTTTATTAATATTTTTAATATCATTTCTTTTCTTTATTAATTTCTCTTCTTCTCCAAGTAGAAGTTCCTATTAACTTACTCTTTTCAATCTCTTCATTCCTTTTCTTTATCTTCTCTCTTAACTTAAATATCTTTCTCTCTCTCTCTACTCCTAGGGTAATCCATTCATTCATAAAATAATTTATGATTATTGAGTAGATAGGATATAGTAATGCTTTTTTAATATTAAAGATTAAGTGTAATAGTTTTTTGTTTGTCATAACTTTATTATATTATTTGACCAGCTTTGGCTTTATTAAATTCTTCTAATCCTATTATCTTAACTGTATTGAATTTACATCTTATTAATTGACAGTCTTCTGCTTCAAACATTCCAAATAAAAGATGTACTGGTTTAAAGACGGGGATGAATAAAAACTTTCTTTCTAGCTTATAGTATTTCCTATCAACTATCATTCCTTCCGGGATTCTATTAACGACACAATCTACAAAACTAATATCTCTGATAACTTTATCATACGGACTTTGTAATGATTTTAATTTTTTAATGAACTCTGGAAAAGTAAATGCTTCATTTTTTATTATAGTCATATTCCTCATTTATTTAATAATCTTCTTAAAAACGACTTATTTAAACGCGATCTAACAAGTTTTAAATATTGCTAGGTCATAACTACCAAGTTGTTTTGCTCTTTTTAAGGCATCTTCTACACATATACTTTGGACTTCCTGGTTTGCCTGCATAAAGGATCCATGCGTGTTTACCTTGTAAGCATAATAAAAAACCAATAAATTTAATAATCTTATTTTCTATCTTATGCTTGATAGTAAAAAATTGTTTCTTTAGTTTCTTAAAACCTTTTAAACTATTATCTTTGAGTCTTTGCTCTTTTATTTCTATGATCTGTTTGCTAAGATTCTTTTGTATCTTTTGGGTAGTTATCTTTGCTTTAATCTGATGAGCTTTGCGAGATCTGTTTTTCATTGTTCTCTTGTTGGCTCTTTGTTGTTGAGTAATTCTTTTAGCTTTCATTTACTTTAATTTAAAATTATTCTTTTGGTTCATTGACTCTGATCGAGATAACAGAATCATTTTGAAACCCATATAAACGCATAATCTTCTTAATAGCTTGGATATTTACTCCAGACTTTCCTATTATAATTCCCATGTCAGCTTTTGCTATTGATAAAGACAAAAGAATCCCCATCTCATCCGAGGTTTCTTCTACTTTAACATCATCACTAAACTTTACTATACATTTTACTATACATTTTAGAAATTCTTCAGGTGTCATAATCACTAATGTTAATTGATAATATCTTTAGTTACTATAGTTAGTAAAACATGTTTACTGTATAGTTCAAGCATTAGTTATACACATCTCTATAAGGCTATCTATTAGCTATTTATATCAAAGAGAAGACTATTTTTAAAGATCAACGCAAGCTTTTGTTTATTAAAATACAGCTAGAACAGTACATATTATTCTTTTTTGGCTCTGTAACAAACCATTCTTTGCAGTTTTGACACCTACGAATTACAAAATGTTTCAAACTTCTTATGCGACTTCTTTGTTCTTTGGTAGGATGAAAATCATATGGTAGATTCTTATATTTTCCTTTTGTTGAATTCCAACGATTATTATCTCTTTTACATTCAAAGCATATAGCATTTTTCCTTGGCCAATTTCTTTCTACCTCTTTGCCACATACATGGCATAAAACTTTTACCATAATTATTCAGTTAATTTTTGTTACATTTTGTCTATTACTTCGTCTATATAGATAGATC